ACATGAGCTTGGTTGTATGAATATGCAGCATTGTATATTGCTTTTGGATAAAGTACTGGTGCAATTACATTATTTCTATATGTAGCAACTACTTTATATGGTAGCTCTGTGACATCTATAATAACAAATGCACTGTAATCATTACCAACACCTCTACTTGTATCTGCACATAATGTGTATATATGACCAGGTTGAGGTTCTTCAAAAATCTTTAAGCTCTCATTAAACTGTTTAGGATTTTCAAATACTAAATGTTTTAGCTTATGTGGATCAATCAATGTGTCAGCTGATCCTAAGAACTCACATTCAAACTCAACAGCAAATTGTTTTTCTGATGTGTTTCTTATTGTTTGTTCTTTCCATTTCTCATCTCTACCTGGAACATCCCACCAGTTTACACTAACTGTTGCATAATCATTGAATCCTTTTTCTGCATCATGCCATAACTTATAAAACATATTCATACCATTAGGTGTAGATGTAATTAATACTCTTGATGTTTTACCAGATGATATTGTAGGATACACAGAACTGAAGAACTCGTCCTGCACCGTTGCTGGTACGAATGCAAACTCATCTAAGTATACTAAGTTAATCGACATACCCCTTACAGCAGATGCTGATGTAGATGATGCAAATATTTTGGATCCATTTTCTAATTCTATATTACCTTTGTTCCATTCTACAATACCTTGTTGTAAGAACCATGGTAAGTTCTCATAAGCTAATTGTAATCTTGATAAAATTTCTCTTGATGTTGCAGCTTTGTTTGCCAAGATAGCAATGTTAAAGTCTGGATTGAATAATGCATAGTGCATCATTACTGCTACCATTGTAGTCGTCTTACCTGTCTGACGAGGCATCTTACATATAACAAATCTGTTTTCATCAACAGTTCTCATTATATTTTTTTGGTAATCGTAAGGCTGATAAGGCATTAGACCTTCATCAATACTAACAATCTTTATATATTTTTCACAAAAGTATACTACATCTTTACTGCACTTGACAATTTCCTGTATTTCTTTTTCGCTAAAGTCAATTGTTATATTGGCTTTTTTTAGCTTTGGATTTCCTAAATAATGATCAGCCATCTTTGTGTTGTTTTACTTTCCTAGCACCACCTTCAATTAAATCTGTGAGGTCTTTAGTGCTTCCTATAAAGAGATTGTTTGTTACTTTTTGATTCTTATTCTCTTCTGGTTGTAAGTCTTTCATCTTTTTTTGTACATCAAGTAGGTCTTTGTTAGCAGATGATAATGTTCTTACTAAGTCTGCTACTACTTCAAATGATCTTGGGTGTTGTGATTGTTGAGCTAGATCTACTATACCGTTAAGAGCATCTGTTCCTCTTTCTATAATGTTGTATAGATTCTCTCTAGCATATTTAAAATCGTTTTCTATGGTTGGATCAACCACTACTTCTTTTTTTTCTGCTGGCACAACTTCACCTTCTATTGGTGTTACGTCTAGTGCTTTGCTAATTGGGTCTTTATGTTTCGCCATTAAAATAATCCTCAAAGTCCGTAATTACGGAATAATTATCATTACTATAAATTCCACCTACTGCAATCGTTGCTGCAGCATTCGTGGTTGGATTTCTAAATTGATCTAAGCCTGGTTTTTGTTTTATGCCTATTACAGCTGTATTAGATGTGAGCGTTGAATGTATGTTTGTATTGACATTCTTAATTACAGCAGACTCTTTTATTGGTCCAAATAGATAAGCTCTCATTGTAAAATTTAGGTTCCATATTAATGCTCTTCTTGTCTCAAAATCACCTTCATAAGTATCTTGTGATGCTAAGCTATTTAGTACGACTGGAATATCCACTTTATAATCCATTTCAGGAATTAGGTTTATTGTACTAGTAAACTCCGGTGTAAAGAATGGTATAACTTGTTCTAATAGTTGTGTTGCATCTTCTGCATATCTAGTATAAATGTTAAACTCAAAGTTAATGTCATAAGGTACAGGTGTAAACATACTCTTTACATTGTTGCCTGTTGCTGGATCCTTTGTTATTTTACTAATTGTGTTTAGCTTTCTGCTTGGATCATATGTAAGGTTAGTCATTTCAAAAGATAACCTTGGTAATAAAATACTTTGTTTTTCTGTTAAAGATATATTTTGTTCCAATCTAGCTGTTACTTTTTCTCTTGGAGCATACGTCAAAGGACATTTTATTTTCTGTATTACATTATCACTACTGTTTCTTCTTTCTATATGAAGATCGTTAAACAGAGTTCCAAATAAAATAATATACTTTCTTAATGAAGAATGGTAAAATTGGTTACCTAACATTAGAATGTACCTCCTTCACTAAACGGATCTGAGTCTGTAAAGTCTATGAAGTTATCTGCATTTGTTTCAAAGAACACGTTTTCACTATCTGTAATATCATCTTGGTCTAATGCTGTACCAATTCCATCTAACAGAATTCTTTGTCCTGTTTCTATATGAATTGGTAGATCGCCGGTCTCCATCATTAATTGGTTATGTAAGAATACGTCTGTTGATCTTGTATCTTCTAGTACATCAATATCAGCAATACCTGTATTGAATCTTTCACCAGAGTACTCAAACATTTCTAATCTTACTTCATAGAATTGTAATGAACCCATTTGATAAAACACTGGTTCATGTTCTACAAAGTTAACTTGATATAATTTTTTATTGAGTGGGAAGAAGATCACATCTCCTTCTCTTGGTCTTTCTATGTTTGCTAAATCTTCTCTTCCAACATCCTGTTCAAATGTTCTTCTAGCAACAGACATAGTCATTGTGTCTCTTTGTTCTACACCAAACTTGGATAAGAAGTCTCCTTCACCTCCAAACCCTTCAACTGTATTGATATACATTGGTACTGTATAGAATTCTTTGAATGTAGCTAACTCATCTTCACCATATAGATTGTCATAATCTCCATATGTCTTTGGTAAGTAGTATGCTTCTATTCCATATATGTTGATTGATTCTATTATTAAATCTTCAATTAAGTCTTGCTCTTGACTGTTCTCAAAGTTATTAAAGAATACACTTCTGTTAGCCATTTACCTACCCCACAAAATCTTCAGGAGGATATGAGTACGCTGTTGCCATTTCTTCTTCTAGTTGCTGTCTTTCTGCAACGGCGTCGTCGTATATCTTTTGCCCGTTAAACTGAACTCCTCCGGGTAATTGTAAACCCTCAAATTTAGTTAAATTAGATCCCCATTGTATTTTTATTAAACAGCTAGCATATCTTAAAAGCCATCTGTCTTTCCAGACATCTGTAAAAGTATCTGGATCAATTATTTTATATGCTTTTACTACTATTGTTTGTCCTACTGCAATCCTATCCCAGTCCATATCTACATTGACTTGGTTCATATGTCTGCTGTATCTTATCCTTTGTTTACCTACTAATATCTCTTCGATCATACGTATGTTTTGGAAGTTCATATAGTAAGGTACCAGTTCATACCTTGAAAGGTCGTAGAGGTCGTTTAAAGCGATCTGATACCGTATGTTAAACAAGTTGTTTGTTGATAAAGCATCACCTATATCAAACATATCAACTACACCTATAATATTATCTGGTACGGTAAAATATTTGTTATCTTTATCTGCTTGTGTGACAACATGTTTATAGAATGTATGTTCCATCCCATCAAAGTGATAGTCGACATAATAGTCTAGTGCTTCATCTACTCTATCATCTACTTGATCTTCATCAACATTTATTTCAATCACAGGCTTACCTAACCTTCTTAGGCAATGTTCTTTAAATGATTCTTTACTATTAGGTCTAGCCATGCTATTATTTAGTCTCCCCAGCTAATGTCACCATTAGCATAATATACTTTGAAAACTCTTCCTGTGTTATCTTCTAAGTCTGTTCCTATTCTAACATCTCCTTCTACATCTAATACTGCTTGTGGATTGTCTGTTTGAATACCAATTCTATCTGAAGATGTATTAGCAACCAATAAGTCATCATTTTTATTTTGACCCATTCTTACTACAGCTTGTGCTTGAGCTTTATTACTCTTGATCTCTACTTCTGTTGCACCAAGAGCTTTACCTCTACTATCATCTGATAAAAAGTCTGCTAAATGTCTTCCTTTACTTGCCATTTGTTATCCCCATGCTACATCACCGTTTGCATAGTATACTTTGAATGCTCTGTTATCTCCATCAAGGAGTGTGTCGTTTACTGTTACGTTTGCTCCAAAATATGTATTTCCATTTACAGAAAACACATGAGCTGGATTTGTATTTCCTATACCAATATTATTGTTTGATGCAATAGTTATGTTATTTGAAGAACCAATACCATATGAGAATATTTGTAGAAGGTCATTATTAGATGCTGCTTGTGTCAATACAACATTAGCACCATTAGATGCACTGTAGTCTTCTGTTTCTTCTAATAGGATACCATTTAGGTACACTTGAATACTATCACCAGTTCTATAACCTAAACTATTACTATTCTCATCATTACCAGCAAAGTTTGTCTGGTTATTTGATGCTATAAATTCATATAAGGTGAAAGCACTAAACCCTGCTGCACCAGCTTCGTTAGTCCAGTAGAGTTGACCGTTACCATATGTTTTTAGGATCTGACCCGAACCACCATCTTCTGATGGAAATGCTTGGGCGTTGATTGTTAATGAAGATACGTTTGCACCGATTTCAAATACACCGCCTGCTCCTTTGGAGTACAGGACACCATCAGCTGTATTAATAGCTAATTCTGCTGTATCTAAATTTGATGTATTAGGCGGAGTGTTACTTATCGCACTGCGCTTAATCTTTATGACCGATGCCATTTAGCTCCTCATTACTTTGCGTATATACGCTGAGTTTAAAGCCCCTTATATAAGGGGCTGTATAAAATTATTTAGTAGGTTCCACCATCAATGACTGCATCTAACTGACCAAGATCAGAAGCTGAATATGTGACTGTTCCACCTGGTTCTGCTGTAATACCTTCTACTACAACAAATGCTTTGCTTGCATGGTTTTGATCTCTAAAGAAACCAGAGAACTTATCTGTTCCACCTTCATCAAAGTTTCCATAAAAACCAATGTCTACTTCATCAGCATCTGTACCAGTTTGGTTATCAGCAAGTGATAACATATTATCATTAATGTTAACTGTAGTACTTTGTACTGTAGTTGTTGTTCCTTGTACGGTTAAGTTACCACTTAATACTATATTTCTAGCACCAATGTCTGCAGCACTAGATATAGTAGCGCCACCAATAGCAGCACTTGCAGCATTAACTTCACCAGTAATGTCTACATCAGCACCTGCTGTAATATCGCCTGCTACATTTAATGTGCTATCTAAATCTACTGCTACATCTGAATGAAGAGCTGTAGAAGTAATACTTGTGTTAACAGTTGAGTTGCCTAGGGTAACATCGTTGTTTCCAACTGTGACTAATCCGCCTGCAGTACCTACTGTAAAGGTAGTTGAATTTGCAGCTGGACCACCTGATGCACCTACTTGTAAGCTAGTTGTAATAGCAGCTGTTGCAGCATTAACTTCACCTGTAATGTCAGCATCACCACCAATTGTGGCATCACCTGTTGTTGTAACAGATGCTACTGATACAGCATTAGTTAGTTTAACTGAAATGTGTGTTGTGTTTGTACCTGCAACTACAATGTGATCGTCACCAACAATCTTAATTGATTCTGTTTCACCACCACCAGACAATACCAAGTTTGCTGATGATACGTTAGCTGATGTAGCAAGATCAATGTCTACTGTATTTGCTGTAATAGTAATTGCACCTGAACCGTCAGATGTAACACCAATACCGTTAGCGCCTGTTAATACTACTTGCGAGTTAGCGGCGTTACCAGTACCTGTTAATTTAATTGTTGCGCCATCAGTATCTACGACAGTGCCTACTGTGTAAGCATCCCCTGATATTTGAATAACGTCCGTTCCGTCTGTTGATGAGAATAGCTTCTTATC